ATGATAGCTATGGACCAAGAGCCAGACAAAGAAGGTATACGACGAACTAAGTTTGCCGTTATACGCAATACGTATCGTGAGCTATTAGATACTACTATAGCAACTTTCTTTACTTGGATACAAGAAGATTCTGGTCATTTCTCAAGTTTAAACATGACATTTAATATGGAACAACCATTGTCAGATGGTACCATAATGCATGCAGAGTTTTTATTTAGAGCACTAGACAAACCGGATGACATTAAGAAACTACTATCATTAGAGATTACAGCAGCTTGGATAAACGAAGCTCGTGAGATTTCTAAAAGCGTGATGGATATGGTACAAGGTCGGGTCGGTCGGTACCCTCCACCAGTACTTGGTGTACAACCTACGTTCTTTGGTGTGATACTAGACACTAACCCACCTGACTCAGACCATTGGTGGTATACGTTATTTGAGGAGCTTAAACCAAGTAACCATAAGTTGTTTACTCAACCTTCAGGTATATCTGAGGAAGCTGAGAACATACAAAACTTGCCACGTAACTATTATACAAACATGATGGCTGGTAAAACACAAGATTGGATAAACGTATATGTAAAAGGTATGTATGGGTTTATTGCAGATGGTAAACCAGTATGGTCAGAGTATAATGACCAAATACATAGTTGCTCTGACGTGTTTGTACCTGACCCAACTCGTACATTATACGTTGGTATAGATTTTGGACTAACACCTGCCGCAGTTATAGGACAGACTACTGCATCTGGTAGAATGGTAGTGTTTGATGAATTATGTACGTTTGATATGGGTGCTATGTCATTTGGTAGACTACTACATGAGAAGTTATCTACTACATATCGTGACTTTAAAACCATGGAAATATACGGCGATCCAGCTGGCGATGGTAGAGCACAAACAGATGAAACTACACCATTTCAAATATTGGCCAATCAAGGTGTAAACGCATGGCCGACATATACAAATGATTTTAGTATACGTAGAGAAGCAGTAGCCGATTACATGATGCGATTAGACTTTAATGGTAAACCAGCATTCTGTGTATACTCTTCTGCACCAACAGTTCGTAAAGCATGTGCTGGTGGCTATAAGTATAAACGCATGCAAGTAACTGGACAAGAGAGATTTCAAGATGTACCTGACAAAGGCAAATACTCTCATGCTGGTGATGCAATGCAATATCTATTTCTAGGTGCAGTTGGCGGAGATAGAGTTGTTGGTGGATATGGTAGTAAAGAAATTGACTACACATATGCTAATTTGGGTATAATATAATGTATCAATATGATATATTTAATAAACCAAAAATGACCTTTCATGAAAAGAAAGAATTAGTAAAACAACTTATTAAACTCAAAATTAGGGGTACTAAAATGGCAAAATCTAAATCAACACCTAAAAAACCACCTATGCCAAAACCTGGCAAGAAAGGTTGCTAATGGCTAAATGGTATAAAAACTCTATTAAACTACAAAAAGCTTGGGGAGATGGTCGTAGAGCCGCTCAAACTGGTTTATTAGTTGACACCAATCCATATTCGGCAGGTGTTCCAGCCTACCAAGCTTGGATTGATGGTTTTAATAATACATTTGCATAAGTAAATATGGCTAAATTATCTGAGAGTGATGTACTTGCTATTATAGCAAATGAACTTAGTAATGCAAACATTACTACTTCAAGTCCATCTATGCTAAAAGACCCTTTACTGTACTATCTTGGTTTACCAAATGGTACAGAACAAGAAGGTCGTTCGTCAATAGTATCTACTGATATAGCAGACGCTATTGAATGGATAATGCCTCAGATAATGAAGTCTTTTACTCAAAATAATGAAGTAGTAGTATTTGACCCAATTAATCAAGCAGATGAACTACAAGCTAGTATAGAATCTGAGTACGTGTATGATGTACTAATGAAGCAAAATGACGGATTTGTATTAATACATCAATTTGTAAAAGACGCACTTATGCAACGTAATGGTATACTAAAAGTATACTATGAAGAATCTGAAGATATAAAAGTATACAACTATACTGGATTAACAGAAGATCAATTGCATATAATTGTAGCCGATAAAAATACTGAAGTATTAGAGTTGACACCAAATGAATATATTGATGAAATGGGTCAACCACAAGTTTCTTTTAGTGCTAAATTAGCAGTAACAAATAAAACAGGTAAAGTATTAATAGACCCAGTTGCTCCAGAAGAGTTTAGAGTAAACTCACAACATAATTCTATAGACTTATCTAATGCTAGATTTACTGCACAAATAATTAATAAGTCTTTATCTGACTTACGAGAAGAAGGTTTTCCACAAGATGAAATTGAAAACCTTGCTTCATCTGATTTAATACGTTCTTCGTATCGTTTTAATTATCAAAACGAACCAACTTTAGTACCATCTACATTATCAAAAGATGATGCAAATAAACTAGTAGAAATTGGCGAATGCTACATGAAACTAGATATGAATGGTGATGGTATAGCTGAATTAATGAAAATTACTGTAGCAGGTGTAGAACCTCCTACTAAAATATTAAGCATTGAAGAAATTGATAGCAAACCATGGATTTCTACAACTGCTATTTTAATGTCACATAAATTTCAAGGGTTATCTATATATGATAGGCTTAAACAAATTCAAGACAATAAAACAGCAATTATCAGAAACATTATGGATAATATGTACTTACAAAATAATCAACGAAACGTTATTCTTGAGGGTCAAGTTAATCTTGATGACCTTCTTGTCTCTCGCCCTGGCGGCCTCATTAGAGCTAAACGATTAGACGCAATACAACCTTTACAAACACCTCAAATAGGTGATGCAGCATTTAGTATGATGCAATACTTAGATGAAATAAAAGCTGGACGTACAGGTGTATCTGCCGATGGTACTGCGTCACCAGAAAACATAGGTGATAGAGTAGGTTCTCAAGGTGTAGAACGTATGATGAATGCCAAAGAAGAATTGGTTGGTCTAATTATACGTGTAATTTGCGAAACTGGTATAAAACCTTTATGTAATAAAATTCGTGATATTGTAACAATGCATATTGATACAATACAAGATTTTCAATATAGAGGACAATGGGTAAAAGTCAATCCATCAGAGTGGCCTAAACGAACTAAAACTACAGTTCGTGTAGGTACTGGTACAGGAGATGTTAGAGCTAAATTATCAGCAATACAACAAATTCAGCAAGTACAAGCTCAAATAATACAAACACCAGGTCAAGCATTAACTAACCCATCTAAAATATATTCTGCACTAGATGATTTTTGTAAATTTTCAGGTCTTAATGGTGCTTCTAAATATTTTATAGACCCTAATTCGCAAGAAGGTCAGCAAGCAACACAACAAGCTTCTCAAAACTCTCAACAACAAGAACAACAGCAACAACAAGAACAATTAAAACAATTTCAATTACAGGCACAATTGGCACAAGCTGCTACTACTACTGCTGAAGCACAACAAGCAAACGTACAACTTAAAGGTCAAATTGAATTAGGTAAACATCAAAGGGAAATGGATAAGCAAGCATTTGAAGCACGTATTGCACAATTACTTGCAGAAGTAGAACAAGCAAAATTATCTGAAAAAAGTCACAAAGAACTTGCAGACGTTAAATTTAAGTATGACCAATTGTCTATGCAAACTGCAATTAAACTAACAGAAATTGAAGCAAATACTAAAACAGAACAAAGTCAAAATTTTATGACTAATGAAGATATAATGGACGAGGATCAAAAAGAAAATGGTGAGTAAAGATATAGAATATAAACTACATGCTGAAGTTGCAATAGGCAGTAAAGCACAACAAGCATATGATATCTATATGAAAAACTATTTTGATAAGTTTAAAGAAAGTATTGCTGAACGTATGTACAATAATGAAGATTTGTTTGATTTAAAAAATGAAATAACTGCAATAAAAGCTTTGGAAGAAATTATACTTAGAGATATAGAAACAGGACAACTTGCATTTAAACAACTTAGTGAAGAGTGAGATAAAATATGAATGA